GAGTATTTACTTTCTTGTGCCATGGTTTGGTATTTTTGCGGCAAAGGTAATGATTATACCGAATACTTTTCTCCTCAACTCGTGCAGAATAAGAAAAAAAATCGCTATCTTTGTGAAAAAGAAAATGTTAACAAAAATGGTTGCACTACTTTGCATATTATTATTCATCATGGCAATTACCGGGATAATATGCCTGATAGGTAAGATAAATGGATGGCATTCACCAATAGCAGACAAAATGTGAGGCTGCCTGGCTATTTTTGTGAAAAAGAAAAGGTTATATGGAATACTTATTCGTTGATATATTCATTCTCGCCATAATTCTCTTATTTGGATATGCCGGAAGAGAAGGGTCTAACCCAACAAATCCAGCATATGTTATTTAAAACCGTTGAAATACCCCATTATCCTATCAGAGAGTTCACGCAGTCCGCAACAAATATACGTCTCAGTCATCGTTACACTGGAGTGTCCTAACATTCGGCTGATGGAATACAAGTCCGCACCTCTCAGATACAAGTTGGTAGCGCAAGACTTCCGGGCCGAATGCGAGGAAATGAACTCCCATTTCTCGCCGGTTATATATTCTCCGGCTTGATATAGTTTTGTCCGTTTGTTTATTCCACATTTCCGGCAAATACTTCTTATAGTGTCATTAAATGTCACGTCCGAAACCTTCCGTTCATTGATGCCGTATTCCCGGTTCTCTTTCAATATCCGAAGCACGGCAGGAGCTGCCGGTATCTCCGCTTTAATCTTGGTTTTCCGTGAGACATAGACCAGCCTTCCGTCTATTATATTGTCCTCTGTGAATTCGATATAGTCCGAATGCCTGGCACCAGTAAGGCAGCCAAGGAGGAAACAGTTTTTCACGGCCCGCTCCGTCTCGTTAACCGGGCTATACGCCAACAGTGTTTTTATCTCCTCGTCCGTTAACCAAGTGCTTTGTGTAGCATCCTTCTTCAAGGTCAATATAGCCTCAAAACCTTTCGGGAAGGAATATACATCATTATACAAGTTTAGGACTGATTTAAGCATGGCACAATAAGTCTTGGCACTATTTGTTGCCAGTCTTTCATTAAGAGCCTGGACAAAGTTATACAATCTCGGTTTTGTTATACTTTCAAATGTACACTCCGTTTCGTTAACCTCTTCGTACACCCGCAACACTTTTCCGTATTGCGGATATTTCTTCAAAAATACTTCTTTTAAAGTCTCCATATTATTCACCTGATTTATTATCTTTTGTTTTTCCTATAGCAAGCACAACGCCTATCAAAGCCGACGTAATGACTAGCGCCGGACTGATATTCCACAATATTACAACCAGAATAATTGCCCAAAGAATAAAACCTAAATACATATTATTCCCTCCTTATATTAAATTCTATAATTATTGCAGTAACCGAAAGCCCCGAAAGAGCCGCAATAACGCCCCTTATTGAAACTATCCTTTGAAATGGTTGCTATTACCTTGTCATCTATTTGTAGGGCTGTTTTATCGCCCTGCTGGTTTACTGTCACGATGATTGTTTGCATGATTCATTTATTTTATCTGTTATTAATTACGGTTTAATTCCTTTTTTATATCCTTCATTTCATTAAATGACACCGTTACGATGTTACCAGCTACCAACAAGCTGCGTAATATGTTATCTATTCTTTCACGTTTCATACCATTAAAATTTATCTGATTCATCTTTATAATTTCTTAATCTCTCTATATCGGTGCCGCTGATGAACAACACGACACCGAATAACAACAACATAACGCAGAACATATTAGCCGTTATTAATTGCTTTGTACAATTCATGCGCAAAGCGTTTAACCATTCTTTTGCGCTGCGTATAATCGTAGTTATAATATAGTTTTTCCCATCGTTCGCACACTTTGCGCGCTTTTTCGTTACTCGTTCCGAATGGAGCGTAACCAGTGCAGACAGCTATATTATTATATGGTTCCGGCAATTCGTAAATATCATTCGCCCAACATTCTATACGTTCGGTGTGCCCTACCTTTGTAAGATAGTTTTCTATACTCTGTATTTTGCAATAACCTAATGATATTACATTTTCTTTTCCATAAATGCGATATATTTCCTTTCTTGTTGTCTTCATAACATTGTTATTTTAGTATGGATAAATGATTTTAATGTAGTAGGGGTAATAAGCCCCGTTATTATCAGCCTATTATATAAGGTTCTGACATAGGAATATATTCCATACCGTTGAGCTGGTAGATAGGAAGGAAGTTTCTAAACCAACCGTTCCCGGCATCATAGAACCCTTTAAAAACGAAGTCAGAAGGAGAAGCACTATTAATTATTTCAAGCTCCCTATATCCGTATACGTTACTTTCTCCGTTCTTCTTGATGAACTTCTTTAACCAGTTCAAGCCTTGAACGCCTTGTTCCTCTGTCAGTGGAATACCGTAACCGTCTCCGATACTTTCCAGCCAATCGTAATTGATAACGTCTTTTTGTTGCTTGTTAGAACGGTTCTTTAATAACTGTAATTGCTGTTTAGTGATTACACCGCGTTCTTTAATCTCTGAAAAGATACTTTCTAAAGTCTTCATAATGCTATAGTTTAAATTGTTAATAATTCAAAGTACAGCGTTATTTTATAAGAGGATAATTTGGAAGTGATAACCCAGACAAGTACCTTTGTTCCTGCTTAGGGGGGGGTACTTGTCTGAGTTATTCCCTTCTTTCGGAGTTGTAAGTATTACCAGTACTTACAGCTCCTTTTTCATATCACAATACAAACAACGCTTGCAAGAACGGCAACCTTACGTTTACCTCTTTCTTACATTACAAAGATACGAATTATATCGTAAACAGCAAAGAAAATAGCAAAATATTTCTATGAAAAACGCATGTTTTATAACACAATAAATACACGCACAAACAGCTTATTTACAATAATTTATAAGTATAACACATCAGCCAAACAACAGTAAATATATAATACCAAAACCAGCAAAAACACACGTACAATACAAATAGACGGCATCTATAACAAGAAACAAAGTATAGATATTATCTATATAGTTACAGCATGAAGAAAAGAACCAAGTAAATAGATTACATCTATAACAAAACATAATTCTATAGGCATTATCTATAACAATTAAAGAGGTGTCTTTGCCTCAAAACCGTGCGATTTCGCACACACCATCCTAACACCACATCGTAAAGTAGTAAACAAATCAAAACTTTATATTATACATATAATATAAAGACAAAACAGCTATATTACAGCATTTTACACGTATATACACCCTCAAACAACACCTCCCCCACCCCTATAATTTGTAATGATATTTGGCGTAGTCACCTCTCCTAAAAATTTTTTGTTTTCCATTTTTCCGAACAATGTAATGATGTTTTACCAACATAAATTGGGGCTATTTTTATGATAATGCACAAGCAAGTTCTTTTTCTATATTATTTTCTAACAAACTGGCAATATTTTATATAATATATACTTGATTTATTTTCAATATATTGTATATTTGCATAATGAAGATAAAGAGCATATCTATATGTATTTAGGTCAAATAAGTAAAAGAAAGAGGTTATTTTTATAAAATGCGCCTATAGCAGATATGTTTATGTTCTTTTTAACTTAAAATGAGCGATATACAATGAACAGAAGGGAATTGAAGGATTATGTACTTGGATTGTTGTCACGGCATTGCGACGAATACGCCTCTACGTTCAGGGACATATCCCTGGTGACGAGCAATCCTGAGCGCATAGACCGATACGGAAGACGGCTTGAGGAGTTGTTCAGGGAGGGATATGGTGTTGTGACGAAAGACATTGCGGACTACCATGTCCCTCTGTATGTTTTTACGGGAAAGATATATGAGTACATGGACTACAACGTGCTCTACGATGCCGTTGACAGATGGCTGGAGAAGATGGGGGTTGCCGCCCGTGACCGTACGAACAAAAACATGTACGCATACATGAACCGCATAATAAATGTCATAAGGGACCATGAGCTTCAGCCGGATTTGAGCATCATGTGCTTTACCAACTGCGTGGTTGACATGAACAGGCTCAAGGTCTACCCCCACTCCCCGAAGTTCGACTGCGTGAAGATGTACCCTTTCAAGTATGACCGCAAGGAGATTTTCAACTGTCCCACATGGAGAAGCTTCCTTGGGGAAAGCTGGCTTCCTACGGATGACATGGACGGAGTCCTTCCGGAGAAGCACAAGAGGAGAATACTGCAGATGTTCCTTGGCGCGTGCCTTGTCAACAGGAAGAATATCAGTTTTGAGTATTTTCTCATATTGCAGGGGACGGGAGCGAACGGCAAGAGTGTCATTTATCGGGTCCTGAAAGACATGTTCGGGGAGGATGAAATACTCAACATAAAGATGAGCCAGTTCGCCAGAGGCGGTGACGAGCAGTTGCGTGCGGCCTATTCGATGTCAAGGAAAAGGCTTATGTACTGCACGGAAAGTAACCGTGGTGATTTCAGGGACATGAGCATCATCAAGGCCATATCAAGTGGGGAGCCTATTGCCTGCCGGGGGATAGGAGGCAACATCACCATGATGCAGCGACCTCCTATAATGCTGTGCAACTCCAACTACCGGTGGCAGCCGAAGGACTTCCTGAACCGTGATGACCCGGACGACGAGAGCATGCAGCGCCGTGCCCTGGTGCTAAACTTCGACAAGACAATTCCCGTGGAGAAAAGGGACACTATGCTTGCGGAAAGGATGAGGGCAGAACATGCGGGTATCATGGCGTGGATAGTCAAGGGGCTGTGCGAGCTAAAGAAAAACAACTGGCGTATGCCGGAGAATCTTGGCGGCAAGATAGACATGAAGCTGGAGAGGATACGCTCCACCGTGATGGGGAAGGACGGCAAGCTTGTGGACGGAAGCATATCCGAATACTTCAAGTACAAGGAATGCCAGCCGGAGGAGTCCGGTGGAGGAGCGCCTATAGAGCTTACTTCCTCGGAGGTGTACAAGAATTATGAAAGGTTCTGCAAGAAAAACGGAGTGGTCCCGGTTTCCCAGAGGAAAATGGGGCTTGACATGCTTTCGCTCGGATATACACGCGAAAAACGTGCGGACAAGGGATACAGCAACGTCTATACCCTATGGTGCGGTAATGAGGATATTCTGAATAATTTCATGAAGCACGTCCCCAATATTGCAGAGGAGGCGAAAGTCAACATGTTCGAGGGATGGGAATATTCCGACGACGATTTTTTGAACGAAGACATTGATTATTAATAATTATAAATCAGAATTATGGATTTCGGAAAGAGACAAATTGGGAATACTGTTATTCTCAAGTACAAGAAAGGCGATTTGCCCTTCATTAAGGTATCAACCGTAAGCGGAGATTTCTCCGTTGAATATGGGGCAGGAAGCGTGATGTTCATGCTGCTCGACAATGCCCCAATAGAAGATAAGGTAGACAATCTGCCGATGCTTATAATACGCAATACGCAGTATGTGGCAAACTGCATTGACGCGGAGTTGCAGGTGGAGGTGTTGAAGGCAGTCGGAAACGCCCTTGACCGTGCGGATGCCAAGCCCATATCCGACGAGGAGGACGCCAAGATTATTGAGGAGGAAAGGCAGATGTATGAGATGAAGAAGGAAATGGAGAAATAGCCGGGATTTTATCCCCCGGCTTTCTTTTGGGCAGCAAGGTACAAGGAACAGTTGTTGCATGAAAGCGGCAGATAGAAATGTACAGTCGTGTCCTCCTCCTTTATCTCGTCCTTCTTAATCTGTGTAATGTCTGCTATCATTTTGGTGAGGTCAATCCACTCCTTGCATCCCTCTTTCCCGTCATATTTCTTACGGGCTGCAATAAGTTTGCGAAGTTGGTTCTCTTTCGACAGTTCGGAAGCAATATCCTCTTCACTGATGCCATCGACTGATATATCATCCTCTTTTTCGTTTTCCTTTTGTCTCCGCTGGATTTTCCTGCTGACAGATGTAAGATACGCCATGAAACGCTCGTCCTCCGTCAATAATTTATTCATATCCTTCTCATTCGCCTTGGAAGAATACACCGGGTTGTAAAGTCCGGAAACAAGATAAGCGTCCTTGTCTTTCCATCCCATAGCGACAAGGTCTGCAAAAGCTTTCTCTTTGGCACTGATTTTAATGCGTTTGCATTCTGAAACCAATCCTCTACTCAATGATATTTTCTCCTCTTTTCCTCTCAGCATAACAGTTAAAACTATGAATTATACAAAAACAAAATAGCAACAGCACCGTATGTGCCATTGGTTCTGATAGTCGGATATGGGATGATAGCCGACCATGCTGTCACAATACGAACACGGGTAGCTGCTTCCGCGGTACGAATAGAACCCGGTAAACCCATTATTCTTGTGTTCAATGCCCCAAAACCACATCCACGCGGAGCCTACAACAAAACGGGTAAGGGTATTCAGGGAATTGTAGGCAGAATTGGATTTCCCCACCCCGTAGCTGATGCCGTCGGTTTTTATACGTGTGGCAGAGGAATTTCCTCCTTCCACAGCCCTCTTGAAATACGGGTCCGAATACGGAGATTTAAGATTTGCCTTTATATTGTCCTTTATCTTTTCACTACCAATACCTGCTATCATCCCGGCAGCAATGGCGGCTTCCAATTCATACTTGAAACGGTTGGAGTAGATACTTATTCGTTCGGACAGCGTCTTGCCGTGGTCTTCCCTATTGATGAATGCGACAATCGCATCACGGTCATTTTCCCGGTCATAGACGGATAGGGTCTCCGTGTAATCATATATAATTCCACGCAGTTTATCAAGAACCTTATTCACTTCATCATTCAGCTCCTTATTGGCAGAGAAGCGGAAAAATGAGGGCTTTATCCCGTATCTCATGGATATACCGACAATCTCATTAGCGGCTTGCAGAAGCGCCTTCTCCAGATTGTCCTGCATGGATATTTCAGCCCTAAGTCTCAGCTTTATGTAATCCTTTGCCTCTTGTATCTGCTGTCGTGTAGGCTGTTTCATTGTTTGTCATCTCCTCCCGGATTATGCTCCACTCCATTATTGGCAGCGGACGCTTGTTTGGGTTTCAATTCGTAAAGAAGGTCAGCCTGCTGTTCTTCCTTTTTCTCTCTCATTATCCTATCCCAATCACGGGGATTGCTGTACATCTGAATCTGCTCATTTGCGGTCTGTCGGGACAAGAATCCATTCTGCACACAGACAGCAAGGTTCTGCACAAGCTCAGACTCGTTCAGATGGATATACGGCTTTATCCAGGCATAAACGCTCAAGTTCTGCAGGTCTATGAGATTCTCCGTTTCGACGCCGTATCCGTAAGTGAATATCCTCACCATGTCATCAATGAGACGGTTGTATTCCTGGGCATCCTTCATGGCATTCTCAAAAGCCGGAGAATATAGAAGCTTTATCGCCACTCCTGGAAGGTCTCCGCTTCTTACCTCCGGTGGAATTACTGCAAACGACTGTTCGTAAATCAGCTTGTAAAGAGTGTCCAGTTGCTTTTCAAAAGCCGTAGAGACATCTTGTTTGTTGAGATAGCCTGCCTCGTCGTCCGGTCCCATAGAGATACATTTTATCGTCCCGTCAATCCCCCCTTCAATGTCAACATTCTCCCCTTTAAAGTACATAATCGGAAAAGCGTAGGCCATATTGTTCTGAGACAACTGGGAAAAGGCAAGTTCGTATTGGTCTATGCTGTCTTGCGAAGGCGACCAGCACGCTCCGGATTCAGTTCTGTGGTAAGCTACCGGAATGAAAGTAAAGCCATGCTCTTGTGATGAGACAAGTTCATACCCATCAAGCCCGAACAGACTTTTTATGACTTGTTTTATCTTGTCATATCCGCTTTTCCCCCTTTTAAAACGATGGAGATACTTTTCATCCCATACTTCCAGCCAGTCTGTAACAGAATTGCCTTTGTCATCATAATCCGAATAGGAACGGGCAAATAGAATCAGCTCACCCGTCACATTGTCGAAATGCGGATATAAAGTATCCCCCTTCTCGAAAGAAAACACTTTCCAATAGAATTTTCCTTTACGGAGGTATCCCACAAATGCCGTATCACCCGTTATTTTCACAGACTTCGCGGCTTCATACCACGCAATCTCCATATCTTTGACAGCCCATCCGGTTCGAAACTTAAAAAATATATCCTTGACTTTTTCATTTTCATTATCCCCTTCCATTTCGAACTGGATGTCGTTGCCGCACAAATGAACAAGATGCTTAATTGTTATAATCCTTTGGAAGGCAAAGGCGCACCTTACGACTTTCTCGCGATACCATTTCTTTGTCTCCGGGTCTTGCCTCAATCTGTCAGGATAAACCAACGGGTCGTTGATTACATGCCCGGAAGGTTCGAACTCGCGTAAGAAATCCGTTTGGGTCATTATCTGATACGTAGGTTTGTCTAACGGGGCATTAACAGGCGAGCCGTCCCAAAATGTCCCCATCGCTTTTTTGTAACCATCAGGAAGTATTCTCCGAAATGGAAGACGTACCATAATCTGTCGTGTACTTATATTCTCCATAAGCCTTTTGGTTTAGTGTGTTGCTTTTTTATATCAAAAATCTGTCTGTAAATCATGGCCTCTATGAAGTCGGGAGAATGTCCCACATATTTCTTCATAGTCTCCTTTTTAATCAGTGAGAACCCCTTTTCCGTTTCCGCGTCCCTGATAGCCTTTCGCTCCTTCATGAGGATATTGTAAAGGGTCATATTGGAATATCTATTGCCAGAAAACTTAAGTGACAATAATTCTGGGTTAATGGTAAGCGACTGCTCAACTACATCTTGTGTATTCGATTTTTTATTGAGGTGCACTCCATTGTAAGTGCGTCTCGATTTTTTCATATGCCAACTTATCTCAGGGTTGTTATTGAGTGTCAATCTCGCTTTTTCCCGTTTTTTCCTGCATTTTCCCGGAACTGTCCCGATTATTTTCTCCATACATCCGGTAGCAGTTCCTTCAGGTCTCTGTCTGATTTGGGTGCCAGATAATAGGGGAGTTTACTGATCACATCATTCAGCCACTCTCTGGGGTTGACACCACGTTCCTTACATGAGCCAAGCAAGGAGCAGATTATAGCCGTATTCTCAGCAGCTTCGTGATTTCCGCAGAACAGCATGTTCTTTCTTGATATGACCAGTGGCCTCAGGGCATTCTCACAGCGGTTGTTGTCTATAAAGATTCTTCCGTCATGGAGATACGGTTTCATTCTTGGCAGCAGGGAGTAGGCATAGGCTACGGCTTTCCCTATAAGACTTCGTTTTAGAACTTTAGGGTATGTGTTTTTAAGCCAGAGTTCAAAGCTGTCAAGTATCGGCTCGGATAGACGTTGACGTAATTCAGCACGTTTTTCATACGGGAGTTCCTGTTTATCCGCCATGTATTCCACATTATACATATCCTGGATAAATTTGAGTCCCTGCATGGCATATTCCGGATTTTCTTCCTTGCACAGCTCTATATGCCTGCGGATATGTGCGAGACAGCCACACAGGCACACGTCCTCTCTATCCTCAAAGGCGTCATAAATAGGATGGCCGTCACTTTGGAGATATCCTTTGAAGTTTTTCAAAAGCCTGACCGCAACTTTTTGTGAACGCGATCCGTTGTCGTAATGGAAGAAGAGCAGACGCGGCACAGCCGCTCGGACTATCCAGATGTATTCTTTTGCGGCTTTATGCCTCTCATGGTTTATAACCGGAAGCGTGGTCTCGTCAACCTGGAGGTAATCTGCGGCCAGTACTTTCTTCCTGAGTTCCAGATAAAGTGGTCTGAGAAGTTCGCAGACCGGTCTGAACCAGCCGTCCAATGTGTTTCTGGACAGTTTCACACCCAGATGTTCCAGCTGTTTCACTTGTCGGTAGAACGGGACATGATATTCGTACTTCTGTAAAAGGACCTCAGCGAGCATGGAAGCCCCGGGCATGCCTTTATATATGGGCATCAGTGGCATGGGAGCGGTTATTACAGCCTTTTCTCCGTTGTCAACGGCCTCCATTTCATTTTTCAGGGCATATGTGGGACGTACCGTGTCTTTCACATAGAGGTAGCCGGGTTTCATCTCAAGGGTCCTGGTATGTTCCTCGCCTATCTTGACGTATCTGCTTAAATCGACATTCTCCGGTTCGATGACGACTGTTACAACCGGAAGGTTATTCATGACGACCCGGTTACGGCGT